TTTCGCTCCTTTTTCTACTCTGTGTGAAATGGAAGCTATCTGATTAATCAATTCTTCTTGGGTCATATAGTATTTTAATTAAAAAAGGGCACGGTGAATTACCGCACCCTTTTTAGGTTTATGAAATTGAATCTATTACGCGTTGTTTACATCCAATGCACCACGTATAACCATAGCGGTTGACAAGTAAGCAGTAGAGATGTCCTGAGCAGTAACAGTACATTTAATAGCAAGTACTTTGCTGTCCAAAACCATTGTCGAAACGATTTTTGCTTTTGCGAATAACACTGCTTGGTTAGCAACATCGTTAACAACCATGATAGGGCATTCCAAAATTGGAAGCGAATCTCCAAAACCATGTACTGTTGATGTTTGAGCAAACAAGTCATCGGCTGCAAACGCACCGGATTCTGATTTTGCAGATGCTTTCAACATTTTCTGCAACACCGTAGCAGATGTATTGTAGCAAATAAACTCGAACTTGTTAGTTCCGGCAACCGCTGTAGAAACTACAACTGCACCTTTTTCGTTTTTCACCAATGTTTCGGTTGGAGCATCGCCTGTAAAGTTAGTAGAATCCAACTTAATGTCATTGAGAGATTTCCAATTAGTCAACGATGCTAATGTAGCAGTTGCGTAATCGGCAGGAGCATCACATATAGCAATCTCCGAGATACCGCTAAAAATAGTAGATACGGCATCTATTTTAGTGATTTGTTTTGCTGGCATGATAATTAATTATTAAAACGTTTTTACTAATAAATTTAAAACTTTGGTTGAGTATCCTTCCGACAATCCACGCCCACCATAAACAATATTATTCTTATCAATAGCAAATCGGTATTTACCACTTACTACAGTTTTTCCGTTAAAAAACAAAGTGTTTAAAGTGCTCATAATAAGCGCCTCTTTCTTTGAGTTAACTTCGCCTGTTGATAATAATTTTACGTTTATCGAAAGAAGCACAGCTCCATTTACAATACTCATATTTTCTGTATCCGAACTCATAGAGCCGTTTACATATAACTCGATAAAGCTATCTGGCAATCCGCTTGTAGGCTTACTACCTTCGTATATAATGCCATCAATCCCGGCAGCTACAAGAGCAGTTTTTAATGCCGATATTGGGGATAATTCTGATAGGTTCATCTCGTTACTTTATGAAAAGTTATATTTGTATGATTTGTCGTAATTCGTGCAATTGTGTTTAACGCGTTAACTATATCGTTTGAGAAATAATCTTGGCTCGCATCTACAATTCCGGCATAAGGCATTGATGAGAAAATAACTAAATAATAGCCACCATCTTTGAATTTACCTTGGGCGTTTGCTATGGCTTTAGGAAGTAAATCCTTTCCCCAAAAAGCGCCTTTTTCAAAACCTCTCAGTCCGATATTTACGCGAGGTTTAGTCGCTATCGGATTTGGAATCAGTTTAATCAATCGGCTTCCATTGTAAATTGCAATACCAGTACTATCTTTTAAGTTTCCTGTATCTACAGGTATGACACCAGAGTTGTTTATTTGGTCGAATATATCTTTAGCTATGCCTTCTATTATGGCAAACACATCCTTGACAACCGTTCCACTCGAAGTGGTTCCTCCGAACCGCCTAATACCCTCTACTATTGTATCATAATTACTCACTCTACACCGCTTTTAAGCCAAATGCACGTATCATTAAAATCACTTAAACTCTCAAATTGACCAATTGTATATTTCGTTACCCGACCATTTAGGCTTGTTACAACCACACTGTCGTTAATCTCAAAAGCAATGTTACTTACCGGAATAAAAAGCGTTGGACTTGACTGATAGTTACTCACATGCATACTTGTATTGCCACTGCCTCCATATTGGATTTCACAGCAATCATTATATAGCACCGTAAGCAGCTCGTTACCTAAATCATCTGTAGTTCCGCTTGAACGCGAAATAACACACATATCAGGATAGTCATAGTTGTTTACTTTCATCTTCCGTACAAATTGGCAAATTTCACATTAGGAACACTTACTGTTTCTTCACCCCATTTAGCTCTCAGTCTATTAGCTTCATTTCTGAAATTAACTCGGTCTGTAATGCCAAATGAATATGATTTCTCAGTGATGGTTCTATTACCTTTCGTAATCCTTTTTCCACCTCCGTTCGTCACATTGGCGAGTATCATATACAAATCTGACAATGCCAAATCTGTATCTTTCTCACTCACCTCTGTGTGCGAACTTGATGGCTCTATTCCACGACCGGCAAATACACTCTGAAAATTCAAAGCTGAAAATTCAAATTCAAATTTTCCTTGTAAGTACGATTCTATGGTCATGGCTTAGTTATTAGAGTACGTTCAAAATATGGAAATACTTAGGCTTGTCAATTACAGCCAACAACGCTTGCTCGGTATTGAAATACTGAACGTTAGTATTGATGTCACTGTAAGTACGCATCAACAGCGAACCGTTGAAGTAACGAGCAGTAGCTCCTTGGAACCCTTGCGCTGGAAGGATTGGTAAAACGTGTTTAATCTTACCGATATTTCCAGTTGGATACAACGAAACAACATTTGCAGCAAACGAGCGCATTTGAGTAGATTTTGGTTTCATTGTAGCTTTGTCGAATGTTTCAACGGCTGCAATTTGGTCAGTCACTTTCAAAGTAGCTTCGAATAAACCTTGGAATGCTGCAACTTTTTGGTTGTAGCTAAGGTTACTGGCAATAGCTTTTGCCACTGTAGCATCAGCCACCAATGGGTTTAAGTTATATCCAATAGCTGCCAATACTTTCGTATGGCCAAGAGTTGCTTTCAATGTCAACTTATCCATTTCAATGGTGATAGCGGAAACTCCGGCATCCTGCATTTTTTGGATTTCAGCTTCAATATCAGCAATAGGATCTGCTGAACTTCCCTCAGTTCCGCGAGTAGCATCAGTCCACCATTTTGCATTGTTTGTTTTAGTCACAATGTTAGCGGCTGGAATCTGTGCAGAGAACGTAATGTTCTTGATACCTCCGGGGTTGTTAGCATCCAATAATTCCAATTTACCTTTAGAAACCATTTGGTTACGTTGGTAAGAGATAGAATTTACGTGTTCGCCTAACAACTGGTCAAGTGTACGATACAATTGATTGATTGCCAAATTAACAGTGCTATCGCCACTTGCCATTTGCATTTTCATTAATTCGCGTTGTTCTTTCGAATCGCGTACCAATGTCGATTTCATGGTTGGGATAGTTCCACTTAATTCAGAGAAACCTTCGGTAGATTTCATTTTGGCTGGTGAATCTGGATTCACGTAAGTAGCCATTACATTCAACTTCAACTCAGCTTGGAATTGAGTATAAGTGTAATCCAGCATTGGAGCTGCATCAAACTCAAAGCCATCCCACATTGCTGTGTTATATTTGGTGGCAAAATAGCCATCAATAAAAGCTTGGAAGTTTCCTTGGTTCACACCTGCTGCCTGGAGCAAGTCGTGATAATTTAATCCTGTTGCGTTCATAATTATTCAGGGGTGAATTTAATCATGGTTAATACTGATTTTACGCAAGCTGGAATTGGAGGAATCCGATCCACAAGGATGTTACCATGGAATACACTTGCACCTGTTGCTACAGTTGCACCTGCTCCAATATACACTTCACGCCTTAAAAGTCCGGTTGGAACAGTTAAGATTGATTTTCCAGAACCTGCTGCGGTTGCACCTACAAGTATATCGCCAACTGCCAAAGCAACTCCCGACCCAAAGGCGGCAGTACCTACAGTTAATTCGTACTTTCCATCTGCTAATGCTACAGCTGTAATAGCTATTGCGGTTCCTGTAGTTCCTACTGTTGCAGGAGCTAACATTACAATGTCGCCAACCACAGGTACTTTCGCAACCCCGGCTGCTTTTACTTTCACAACTGTTGCAACGGTAGCTGCATAGATGTCAGTAACTTCGTAAGTTGGTAAAACCGTTAAGATTCCACCGGCTAGGTTCACTGGTGCTCCGGTAGGAATGATTGTTCCGGTAGGATATTCTGTTGCAAAGCTCGAAATCACTTTGAAAGTACCTCCGTTATCCTCAATTCCTTCATTGTCGATATTTTTCCAAACTGGAAAAGTACCTCCAAATGATTTTGATTCAGAACCATAAACGCCATAATTGTCAGTGTTCATCGTTTCTAATTTTTAAAATTAATACTTAGTCTTTTGGAATAATTCCTTTGGCTTGCAAGTCCGCTTTTTGAGCAGCAAATGCAGCGGCATCGGAATTTATTTTTGTAACATCACCCACAATAGGCTTAACTCCGAGTAAACTTCCAATCTCAACACAAGCAGCATCAAATTCAGCTTCGGCAGTATCTTTCGAAAAATCGAAATTCTTTGCGGCCACTTGAATTAATTCGTCTGTGTATTTGGTTTTCAGTTTACCAAAAATTTCATCCCTTTTCTGGGCGATAGTTTTTGCAGCTTCTACACCATCAAATTTCTTTTGTAAATCAGTAAGTTTCTGCTCTGAACTTTCGCGGTAGGCTTTGAACCATTCCGGTTCACCTGCTTTTGCGGCTTCCGCGGCTGCTTCTGCCGCAATTTGTTCGGGAGTTTTTGTTGCTGCTTTTTTTGCATCTTCAATAGCTTTTGCTTTTTCAGCTACCTCGTGTCTAAGATTTCCATCCATTGATACGAAAGTTGGAGCGATTAAATCTGTAAATACAGCAAGGTCTGTTTCTTCTGTTACAAAAGACATTAGGGTTTCTAATGTGTCATTAATAGTGCGGTCACTAATTTGTCGGCTTGCACCGAGTTTTACTTTGAGGCTTTCAAAGATTTGGTTTTTTTCAATTTTCGCCATAATAGGATTTCTATTTAGTTATAATTAATTTTATATTTCCATTTATATTTTCCAGCTGTTCCTTTATCTCTAAGACACACAGCACTTATATTTTGTATTTTTATACCAGTAATATTTCCTGCTACCTTAGCAGATGGGTACTCCATTATAAAATTACCAAGCAGGTCTGTTTGAATTACTGGCTTCGAAACAGTTTTGATCATCTTATTTATAGCTTCTTCATTCTTAGGTCTACCAAGATGATATAATCTTAATTTCTGTTTATTTTCTTCTGAGATAACCCTTCCCTTTAGCTTCTCTTTAGTAGAATCACTAACAACTCTATTTTTCATAAGTAAGCTCATTTTCTTCTTGTATTCATCACAATGTACATACCCTGTCATTGCTCCACCTCCAATATTCATATTGTATCCATTATTGAAGCTATCAAATAATTCAATATGTTTAACCTCCCAAAGATTAAGAGATTTATTCAACGATTCTCGATTTGTAGAGCAAATTGATTTCAATACTGTTAATGAAAAAGCATCTTCTCCGTATTTTCTTATTGCGTTATTTAAAATACTTTTTAACCCTAATATCTTTGAATTATAGATATGTCTAGTCCACCTCCTTTTGACTCCAACCGTAGTTAGTCCTACGTATTTATCTCCAGTTATTTTATTTGTAACCAAGTATATTTCTCCACGATATAATTTCATAGATTTTATGAATTTTATGGTTTTTACAAGCTAGTTCTTAGCGTATAAACATACAATTTTTTTACAAAGATAATGTATATGCATTAAATATTCACCATTTATACAGTTTTTTTTTATAAATATGCAATTTTCTATTCATTTTGTAGTGTATATGCATTATCTTTGCAATTAAAATACGAATCAATGCTACTTACCAACGCACAATTTCAAAAGGTAAAATCAAGGAAAACAAGCCGTTATTTAAATGATGGTTCTCAAACAAACGCCTTTTTGTGTAAATCTAAAATTGTGATATACGCAGGTAATCGCGGCAATGGAAAAACCCACCTCATCTTAAATAAGATACTTCCTTACATAAATATGCCGGAATATCGATGCGTATATATGCGTAAAGAGGTGAAAGATGCGAATGGAGCCGGTGGTATTGTCGATGCTTCAAGAGGTGTATTTTCTCAGTTCGGGCAATACCTCGAAAGTCAGTCAAATATGGTTTGGAAATTTCAGTCTGGAGCCAGAGCTTCGTTTATGAATTACTCTCCAACACTAAAGGAGTTTCAAGAAGCTATACAAGGTAAGGAATACGCACATATATTTATTGACGAAATAACTCATATAGAGGAGGCTAAGTTTAATGCGCTATTTGCCAATCTCCGCACAACCTACGGAATCAAAACCCAAATTTTCGGAACTTGTAATGCTGATGCTGATAGCTGGATTTCAAATCTAATTGAATGGTATATCGACCCTGATACCGGCTTTCACATACCGGAACGCGATGGTAAAGAGCGTTTCTTTTTTCAATATGGCAATACTATATCAGAGGCTATTTGGGGTGATTCGCGCGAAGAGGTTTATGAATTAGCCAAAGATTACATAGCTCCATTCTTGGATAAGAAAATGCTTAAACACAATTCTCCACTCGATGTAATAATGTCTATTAGTGTTTTCGAGGGCAAAATGTCTGAGAATGAGCGTATTATGAAATCGGGCGGTGGTGGTGTTGAGTATTTAGGACAGCTACTTAAAGGCTCTACCGAAATGAAAAACCGATACGCGAGAGCTTGTTGGAAAAAAATTGACATGGGCGATTCGAAAGTATCTGAGGCTGACATGCTTCGATTTTTCAATAACTCAGAGCAAACTAATGGAACTAAGTACGCCTCAATGGATGTTGCTGGCGAAGGAACTGATAAGGTAACGCTTTGGATTTGGAACGGTAGGCATATCGAAAACGTATATATGGCAGTCGGATTAAAGGCAAAAGCGCTATATGAATGGACTGTTCGGCACTTAAACCAAGAAGGTGTTCAAGAGCGCAATTTCGTATATGATGCTATTGGTGTTGGGTTTGCTTTTTCTGGTTATTTCGATGATGCCGTGAAGTTTATTTCAAATGCCTCAGTATCGGAAGCTAGCAAGGTAAATGCTGTTGATAAAAAAATGATTAAGATTTACGCTAATGCCAAAGCTGAATTGATTGGTAGTTTTCTCGAAATACTTAATAATTATAATGATACAGGCGAATGTGGAATAAGCATAAATCCAGAATTATTGCACCGGGAGTTTTATGGAAAAACTTTAAAACAGCATCTACTTCACGAAAGAAAGGCTATACGGTGGCGGTCAGACAAAGATGGTGTACTACAATGTATCGACAAAAAGGAAACGAGGTCGGTTATTGGACATTCAGCCGATATAATCTTCGGCCTTATGTATCGACTTGCACTCGACATTGGCCATAAGCAATTCATTCCAATGACTGAAAAAACCAAAGTAAACTTAAATAAATTCTTTTTAAAATATTAATCCCATGAAACCAAACGAAATTAGAATCCCAAAGTATTGGAGTTTCCCAGCGCCCAAAAGCAATTATACCATGGATAGCTACAATGATGCTACCAATACAAGGGTAGCTCAGCAAAAATTCTATGATGAGTATTATCCAAGCGGACACCAAATTTTCAATCCGGCTATCTATCCTGATATTCCAATAATGGACGAGAAAGAGAAAATTACCGGATACCATTATGTAAACAGAATATCGCTACCATTTCAGTGCGAATCTGTGGATATTGTATTGGCACACTTATTAGGCAATAAAACCCAATTCAAAGATAGTACGGTTGGTGAAAACAAGTCCGAAATTCTATCGCAATACAAAGAGTTTTGGGATACTAAAAATATCGACACGCTTCGAAATGACTTAATCAAAAGTATCCTGGCAGTTGGTGATGGTGTCC